CCACTGTCCAATAAAAAACTCCCGGTCAATATATTGCAATACAGACGCACTATAATCATGTCCATTCGGCATTCTCACCTTATCGTGCATATTAATAAAACCGCCGAAATGATTGGATGTAAACTGAACCGAGGTATCTTCAGTCCAGTTACTTGTACTATACGCCCGTTTTTTAGCCCCTTGATTCCCATGTATAAGCCATTTAGGATTCGCACTATCCTTCGGATTTTTCCAGTAGGTTACACCACTAAAATTATCGTCAGATACCGGGCTATCCGCAAGGGCCTTCCTGCCCTGACGCTTCTTTAATTTACCGTGAACATCAATATCAAAGTTCTTGTCGTCAGAGGCATTCTCAGGACTAATATCCCCCGCGTCAGCATTGGTAATCAGTCCACCAAACTTCTTTATTTTAATCGTAGGCATTAGTGCATTACATCCAGAACAGTCGTTGGGCCTGTTGTGAACCGATTTGCGTGTTTACCAGCTATAACATCTCTATTAGCAAGATACCGCGCAAGATACCGACTCGCAGAAGTATCATCGCCCTTGTCCCAGTATATCTGAGAGCGAGCGAAATCTGCCAAGTATTGATGGTATGTCTTTGGGATGGAAGGTTCGTCGTCCTGAATAGAACTCCAGTCGAAATCCACTGCTGCCATTGTAGCGGGGTCGTCCACAACGGGGCGATAACTGTACCACATAGTCAATTTACCCGATTGGGATGCGCCGGGAGTAAGAAAGAGCGTGTCCCCCTTTATGAAATAACTATCCGGCGTGGCATAAATCCAACTATCATCCGTATTCTTAAATGAATATCGGCTAAACTCGCTCGTAGGTTCAAGGACATTTCCGCGCCATTCAACTCTGCCGAGTGAAATTAAATCAGTTGGAAGGGTTACGCTCTTAGTGTCAGCATCTAATGTCTGGGCATACTCTTTCTCGAGACACTCAGTATGAAGCGCGAAATCCTCCTGCGCGTCAATAAGGTACTGCTTGGCAGCATTAGTTAGGACTCCCGCTTCTTCTGGCGGGAATCCTACTAATACTCTATCTAATAACTGTCCCCATAACATTAACGGCGACCTTTCGTGCCAATACCTTCAGGTGCTTCACCTTCATATCTCGCATTCAGGGCGTTAATCTGGTTGGTTGCACTCTGATAAGCAGCTGCGGCTCGCTCACTCTGGGCGTCCATGCGCCAAAGCTGTGCCTCTGCAAAATCAACAATAACTTCATGCAATGCCTCGTTCAAGGTAGAGCTATTACTTACCGCTCCACTGGATACGGTTAAATCGGTTGGTGCTGACAAATACCAAATATCAATCGCTGTTGCTGCATCTGATAACACATAAATTGTTTCATCAAATATATACGCAATAGGGTTGGCATCAGTACCAGACAGGTAGCTGTTCTGTGTGCGCTTTACATCTCGGGCTTCCATCATACTGCAATAATTACCACCATTAATCTTTACAACGGCGACGCCATTGCGAATTGGGGTAATACTTGCTGCTGCGAATGTGGTAGCACCGCTGGTAAGCGATTTGTTGCTCGCAACGGTTTCCAATTCGGTTAAGTATGCGTTATTAATCAGGTTTACCACTGTGTTTTGCGCCACATTGATTGCATCTACTTTTGCCGTTAGAGAGAAAGACGATTCTGCTGGGTCTTCCATGCGGAGTCCCAGAATATCTGACATTTCTTGTCCAGTCATATTTTTTCTCCTTAATTAAGAAAGGGGCCGCCGTTAGGCAGCCCCATATTCAAGATTAGTATGCTGTTGGCAAATCGTAGATTTTACCCTGCATACGAGGAGCAGAACAAGTCATGGCTCCCATCCACAGGATTTTACCCACTGCATAGTCATAGTCAACCGGCTTCACGAAGTCTTCAAAAGCGAAGTTTCGTTTAGCGTGGTTTCTGAAACCAATGTAGTTTTCGTTCAGCATGAACGCACCACCAGCGAAAGCAGATTCTAACTGCTGGTCAACCACAACAGGTGTACCACGGTACAACAAGTTGGAGAAACCTGCGTCAGCAAGTGCTTTGTCAGAAGCACCAAAACGCTTCTGGTCGGTTAGTGTTTGTTCGTATGCGTCGAATACCACCTGAGATACCACAATGAGTGTGGGCCTATCAGCATCAATCGTCAGCGCACCAAACTGTTCCCGTAACAGGGTTTGGATGTAAGCTGCGTTTGAACTGTCGGTTAAGTTTGCGAAAGTAATTGAAGTACCTGCGTCTGTAATACTTCCACCATCCCAGAACTCATTACCAGCAGTGGCACTATTAATACCACCGAGTGTGCGGTCAGCGGCAACAACGTGCTGTAAACCAATGAAACCGGAGGTTGATGCCCCGGAAGTGGTAACAGTGGAACCGTCATTGTCTGAGTATAACTGAGTACCGAACATTTCCTTAATGGACTTCTCAGCGTTCTTGATTTTTGCTTCAAGCATATCAATTACACGCTCAGGGCCAGCATTTAGGAGTTCTTCTTTCCCAGTAATACGGATTGTAGCATAAGCCTGTACCCAATCGTATGCGGCATCAGCAAGAATGTCGGTATCCCCAACACTCAACTGGCCTGCACCAGAGTACCAACCTTTTTGACTGGATTTAGCATATTCAATAGGTTGTAAAACCTTCTTGCCACCAGAAAAAGGGACACTCCGACGTAACATACGGTGGGTCAGAACATTGCTGTTAAATACATTGTCAACCAACTTCGGGACGTATAAGTCGCGAGTAACGGCAGACAAGTTGTCGTAGTTATAACTACTATAAGAAATAGCCATTCTATTTCCCCCTATGTATAGAGTAACGTATAGGTTACTCCGTGTTCAAAAAACGGAACAGTCTAAGCGACTATTCCACCAAGTCGTAATGTTGCGCGGCGTAGTCTCGAATATCCCTGAATGACTCCAGTTTCGGTACAGGTTTGCTTCTGCTCCCCCTACCTTCACCGGTCTGTACCGGGACTTTCTTCGATTCTTGCGCCTTCGCAATGGCCTTCTTAGCTTTCTTAAACGCGGATTTTTCAGTAGAATTAGCATTCGCAATTATGAATGCGTCCTCCAGAGTGGGGAGTTGGCGGTCAATCATGGTGTCTATAACAGCCTTGATAGCCTTCTCATTTCCCTGCAACTCAGGATGAGACTGGACGAGTTGCTGTAAGTCGCGCTCTACTTGCATTTGCGCTTCCATCTCAGCTACCCTATCTTTCAGTTGCTCAACCTCGGTTTCGCCCTGTTCTACTGGTTCCGTTGGTTCTTCTTCTGCTGGCAGAGATTTAAAATTTTCTGCCTCAAATAAAGGATGATTGTCGGCCTCGTCTCCCATATAGTCTTTAATGGCATCCATTAAATCGCTATTGTCCCGTAACGCCTTCCATCTTCCGAGTTCAGCTTCGAGTGCTTTGCGTGCAGCGGACAAATCCTGCGACTTCTGTGTGTTGGATTTTTGCCATTCTGTCTTATTCTCACTATCTTTCATCCAGCTCTGAATATCCTCAGCGGAGTATTCTTTGCCGTCTATGACGTAAACATCATCCCTCGTAGGTTCTTCCGGCTCGACTTCCTCATCTTTTGCCTCCGCTTCTATTTCTGCTTCTGGCTCGGCTTGAGTGTCTTCGGATGCTTCTACTTCGCTCGGTTCGGCTTCTGCCTCACCTTTATTCTCCGATTCTGATACAACAAGTGATTGCAGTTGGTCTTCGCTAAACTCATTCCCGTATGTATGGGATTGATAGGCTGGCACCGCTTCCACTTCAGGGACAGGTGCTTCCTCAGCTAAAGGTTGTGCTGCTTCTGTATCAGGTATGTGTTCGCTCATTTTTTCCTCTTAGTTGGTTGTTTTCAACGCTAATTGTGGATTAAATCTGCAATGAAATTAAATCTGTATGTATA